GGGAATTCCCCGGATAGAGAATACACCTATCCGAGCGGGACAACTAAGATTACTCCTAGTTGTTTGTTTAGGATAGGGAGTTTAAACCTGCTACTCTGCGTCATTACCGTCTGATGAGTGTAAGGTTTTCATCTGAGAGATTCAGTCATCTTCAGTCATTTCTGACTCAGGTTTCCGAATCTTACAGAAGAATTCCAGTAACATTTTAACCAGACGAGATTGAGCTGCAAGAATTGAATGAGCACTACGAGTATTTACTATATGAATAGAAGTAGTTGGAAGAGAGCCTAAAACCAATAGGCTAGCTCTCAACTTCTGCTTATCATTAGCAAATTCTTTGTAGTACTTTTCAAGTATTGCAGTACGCTCAGCCCAGCAGTGCTTAAACGAGGCGACAATAGGGATACATTGAGTGATGGTAGATCAAAGATCTGGGTGAAGAAGTTTACACTTCCTCTCTCATTTCTTAATCATATCCATCATTTCAATGGCCTCATTGTTACCTTCGGATGTAAGATCAAGGATGTATTCCTCCATTTGAAATTCGACAGATTCTCGAAAGACCTCAGGGTCTTTAAAGTATTTATCGATATTCTCTTGAGGAATACATCAATTCGCCAATATAATCTTATTTATATTGCTGAGATATTCGGTGTAGTCACCATTCTTCATGGTGATTGCATCGAATAATTTATACAGCTTATAGATGCGAGAAGCTTGTTGCTTCTTGCCTGTAAGTTGTATAAGCTTGATCATACACCCCCGTTCAAACTTTTCACTAAGGATGTACCCTTTCTTTCTACTATCTTCGATTGTATTCTGTAGTAGGTAATACCTCTTCAGATTATTCTTCATTGAATGTAGAGGAAAGGCAGTTATCTCTGAACCCCGAAAATACCATCTCTTTGCGAATTCACAAATCTCTTTAGAGATATGTGTTTTTATCATAGAAATTGGTACATCAAGATCAGAGAGAAGCTGCTTGTACTTTTCAGCTATCTGGTCATCCGCGATGACAACATCATCTCCTAATAAGACATACTTCCCTTTAGCTGTTTTACCAGCTAAAAGAGCAGCATGATTTATTATTATATGATGTTGGAGTGCCATTATAGGTCAACTAGAGTATGCGCCCATAGGTTGCCCAGATCCATAATGAATCTGTGTTTTCTTATAGGTGAAACTATAGTGAACCATAATGTCCTCTCATGCATCTGCGATTCTTTTTCCAAAGATAATACTAATGATCTCTTTCTGGTGTTTAACCGGAAGTCGATCAGTGGCATTAGTTAGGTCAAAAGAATAGTAAGTACACTCAGTCGGAAGTTTGGTATATCATGCTGACTGGTCAAAAGTGCAGTCCTCAGGTATCCTACGTAAAGTGTTTTCAAGCACTTTATGTATGGGCCTAAGGACTGTCTGAGACCAGTAGTCTAATATACCGATTACTCTCGTCTTCCCTTCTTTATCACCAAATAGAGATAATTTTCGTACCTTTAAAGGTTCTTCCTTCTTAAGGTCGATTAATGTCTCAAAATGGGATAAAGTAGAGATACCATCTCAGTCTTTATCAAGACAATCGAATATGTTTTGTACAGGAGGACCACCAAGCTTTCTTAATGAGTTTTTAAGCTCATCGGGAAGGACTTGATAGTCTTTTGTACTAAACAACATCGCTTGTCCATTAGGACCTGACTTGGTGGAGGTGTGCAAGCGCCCAAAAGAGTATCTTGCCCTTTTGAATCCAATAGTCTTCTTAATAGCTGTTTTAAAGGTATCCCAAGTAATTGGGAGAGATCCTTTTCAGGTATCAGTGATAGACTTAAAGTCTTCAATAGGGTCAAGAATTACCCCTCTAGTTAAGTTTAACATAGTAAAGATAATCCTTAGATCATCTATCTCTTTTACACGGATCGCTCCGTGAAAAGGGAGAAGGATCAAAGGAAGACCTTCACTAGTTAACTTAATATTAGGAGTCTCTATGGGTAGAGGTTCACCTGAAAGATATCTTGTAACAGATAAACGAACAAGCTTACAGAAGTAGAGAGTTTCTCTCTTACCTCTGCAAGTAGAACGTTTATTAATTACATTCTGTCATTCAGTGAACTTCTTCGCGTACACTGTAACTCTATCAGGGTAATAGGACTCAAGAAACCACAGGAATAAACTACACGTTTGTTTCCCAATTAAGGGATTAAAACGTACTTGTTTATTGCTTAAGTTTCCTAAAGACTTTATCATGAGTAGTTTTACGGTTGATTGATGCGTGCGAAGAAAGTCGCTCCTCAATCAAAGAGCGCCAGCTTGTTAAAAAAGTACACAGGTTACATCCCTTATTGGAAAGAGAGCCTTAACAGCTCCCCGGCCGGGACTCTTCGGAGTCCTGTGTGCTCTCTACCCGATTTTCA